AAGTTGAATCTTACGAGCCATCTGGATATTGTTGCACCGTGCAATTTCCTTCTCAAGTTCTTTCGTAGGAGTCTTTTCATATGCTTGTTTTGCAGCGAGCATTTTCTTTTTGAAGACGGTTCGATCCTTATAGATCTTCTCCATCAACTCTGGAAGAAATCCACGAACATCCTTGCGGAACATTGCACCATTGGCACACACCGCATTGTCCTTATACATCTCAAAGGTCAATTCTTCATTAAGTATCTTATCAACTGTTGCTGATGGATGCCTTGTATCCCTGAGAGTCTCTGGCGAGATATTGTACTGCATAATAAGGTGAGGGTACAGACTGTTAAGGTCAAAAGATACAACCCAATCATACTTTCCAGGAATCGGTTCCTTAACATACGCTCCCGCATACTTTGAATCCTTATCAGAACGTTCTTTCGGAGGAATAACAATGTTCCTCTTCTTTAGATAGTTATAGATAATCGTATCCCACATGCGGACTTGATAAAACACATCTTCATAATTCACCTTGGCGTCATATGCCATTGTGAGTGCCAGTTCGATGAGTTTCATCTTGTCTTCCAATCGGTCAACAAGTTCCACGTCAATGATGTTGTATTCTACGAACTTCTGCCAACCCTTGGTATAGAAGTCCTTGAAGGTATCAAACTCACTGTGATCTAGTTTCTTCTGACCCAGTTCCACATTAGCAATATGATCCAGGCGATAACTCTCCTGGTTGGTGTATGTGAATTTCTTGTAGAGATCAAGATAATCTAACTGGGAAATTCCGCCAATATCATAGGAGATGTGCTTTCTTCCTGTGATATAAGTTTCAATTTCGGTAATCAATCCCCAGGGAGAAAGTCGCTTCATCAACTTCTCACCAAGGATTCGATCAATACGGCGAACAAGATATGGAATATCGTACAACTTACTATTCCACCCAGTTACAACCTCTGGAGTGTTGTCTTCAATCATCCACCAATTGATGAAGTCATTCAGAAGATCATACTCGTTGTTGAATTGCTTGTAGTAATGATTACCTTGCTTAAGTTTGAAAGGTCCTTGTCCCCAAGTAATAATCTCCTTGGTTGAATAATCTTGAATGGTAATCAGAAGAACTTCCTCTGCGGCAGACTCTACATCAGGGAATCCATTTTCGGAGGCAACCTCAATATCGATTGTGGTTAGTTTGACTTTATTAATATCAAACTTAATCTCTTCCTCTTTATAGATTTCAGAAATATACTGGTAGATAAAACGCTCATTACCGTAGATCTTGAATCCATCTACACCATCATACTTTTTGATGAACTCCCTACAGTCACGAACACCACCAGGTTTTACAGATTCAACATACTCTCCATTTAGGGTTTTATAATTTGTCTTCTTTTTTGAGTTGACAAAAAGAGTCGGATTAAACTTCTCGCGGGTCATGAAGTGTTTACCATCTTCATAACCCCGCACGAGGAAGTTGTCACCGACCATTTGAACGTTTGTATAGAATCTCATTATGTTTGGTTGCTGCTCCGTTACGGAATTCGTTTTCAAATTTCTTGTTCGTAATCAAATTTGCTTCTTTACCAGTGAACTGCTCATAGGCAATTATGAACATAGTAAAGTAGTGCCAATGAGTTTTTGGAATGTACTGCGGAGAGAGACAAATAAAGACATGATCAAAATCATAACTCTTAAATTCGTACTGATCTTTAAGATAGATCTTGTACTTGTTTCCCATCAATTCACGAGTGAATTCGGTTCGATCAACATTCCTACTCGTTTCATTACGAATCCAATGAAAAGAGTTTAATTGATCTCTGGAGAAAAGCCAAGCACCCCAGTTACCCTCATTCACATAGTTATCATTACAGATAGCATCATATTCCATTCTCAAAACGTCTAATCCCTGAGCATACTCATCAAATCCAGATACATGGAAAATGTCATCATGATGATCGATATTGACAATATCAACCTTTTCACCTTCGGGAATTCCATACAAAATGGAATCGTGCTCGTATCCAAATGTAACTGTGGGATTACTTTTTAGTGCTTTTAGAAATGTCGTATAGCAATACATCAATGCAGATTGATCGATGTAAAGATGCGATTCTCTAAAATCAGAGGTCTCATAGAGCATTTTCCACCGAATTGCAGGATTATCATCCCACCGCAATCCTTGGTACAATTCAATTACTGGACCCATAATGTAGTCCAGATCAATACTCAATACACGCATCAAACAAACTCCTTATACTTGGCAAGTACATCTTGATTTGGATCAACCAGAGTTAATATACTATCAGAATGCATTTTCATTGATCTCTGGTCGGTAACAGAAGGCCAACGATTCAAACTTCCATCTTCAAGAATTTGATATGGATTAATAAGTTGACAATCTGGTTCTCCAACATCAGCACCAACTTCGCTGATTTCTGCAATTAGGGTTATACCAGTTTTTAAAATCAAACACTTAATCATTTGTATATTCCTCATACATTTTAACCAGGCGATCTACTGGTTCCATGAAAGTTACAATCCAATCTTTTGGAATTGCAAATTCTTTATCCTTGGAAATCAGACACCAGGAAGACAAAGATACCTGTACTGATGATTCTTGAGAGGAATCTTCGGCAAGAAAAACAGGAGAACTTAAATCTACTTTCTTTGGTTCTGCAAACAAATAACCATATACTTCTTTCTCACCATCAGGTCTTTCATAGACCATTTCTTTAATATCAGAAATCAGGGTTTCACCAGATTTCAATAGTGCTAGTTTCAGACTCATAGTTAATCCATTCCTTTAATAATTATAGCAAATAGAAAGGGGAGGTGTCAACTGGATTGTGCCAGTTACCTCCCCGTCTGCGCCGACGATATTCAGTTTTATTTATTCAGGAAGTATCAGGGTAGAACGGCGGCGAGCGTTCCCCCAAAGAAAAGAGTCATTGCTGTTCCCAGTGTTAAGGTGGCGGTGGTAAAGTTCATCGTCCCTCCATAGGTCTAAATTATATAGTCATTATGTATCATAGTGATACAAAAGTCTGTAACCACCGCTACTGATCACAGAGAAAATGTTATGGGATCAAAACCAATCTTTGCGCTGATGATGCTCTGGAACAATCTTACCCAGTTCAATAACTAGAAGCCCATCCTCAAATACAACTGATCTAACTTCCGTTTCATCTGATAGGGTCCAAGCTCTGGTGAAAGATCTCTGAGCCATTCCTCTATGGAGGTACTCTGTTCCAGATTCTTTATCTTCTTTTTGTCCTTCGACAAAAAGTTTTCCGTCTTGAGTGTAAACATTGACTTCTGCCTTTTTAAATCCTGCTAGTGCGATTTCAAGTCTTGACTCTACGTTACTGACTTGAACCAGATTATATGGCGGATAATTCGATGTGGTTTCGTGGAGTTTAAACACACGATCGAAGTATTCGTCGAGACCAATACTGTTTCTATTTATGCGATCTAACAGGGCAGGAAGATCTGCAGTAGTATACCTTGTGAGGTTAGTCATTATTGTAGCTCCTTTAAAAGCGAGTTTGTGTTGTGTGGACCCTTACGGCATCCACTAATATTTAACCACAAAACGAAAAAAGCAGATACGGAGAAAACCGTACCTGCTTATAGGGTGTTCCGACTTTTGTAGAGACCGCACGAAAGGTCTCACTATTATTTATTCGGTTTTTGCTCTCTCTTGGGAAAGAACATATTGACGCTCCTCATCGGCAACAATGTGGCAGTGAGCTCCCCTACGCTTAGTTTGCTTAGCAACCTCGGCACTGGCATAGGTTGCAGCACTGATCATGTTCTGATAAGTTCCTGGTTTCATTTCAACCATACCTTTCTGATAAAGGCAGTCTAGGGTATCAACTGCTTTGATCAACTGATTGAGACGAGATGCAGTGACAGTCACTTTTTGTGCTTTTGTGGAAGCCATGATAAAAACTTATTTGTACTCATATTATAGAGCATAAAAAGGGGGGCGTCAAGCCCCCAGTTTCATTCGGTTTCCTCAACTTTTTTCTTCTTAGAACCAATATTGTACTTGGTTTCTAGAATCCAATCTCCCTTATCCTTATAAGCAAGGACCTTGATTTGATTCAGGGGAGCAATATCTTGGATCTTAGTAACATCCACAATACCAATCAAACCCCAGTCAGCAAGCAACTGAGCAATGCGATTGCGGCGTTGGACATCGTTCACCGTCAGGTTTGCGTGCTTACCATCAAGGGCAAACAACTCCTTAAAATGAACAAGGAAGTATCTACCTTGCTTGTGCAAAATATGGCAAGACTGATAGATTTTCTTTTCCTTTCTTGATGCAACCCCGATACGGGTCAAAGTTTCACGCACTTTCAAAAAGTCATCGGGTTCATTAAGAACCACTTCAACCATTTGATCAGGCGTCCACTTCACTTCAGGTTCTTGAACGACACTCATTGTTTTCCTCCAGTTTCAAATTTCGATTTAATAAAATTAAGTTGTTCTTCTGTAAGAATCCTCAAAGCTTGTTTTGCCTTTTCATTACTAT